ACGTGCCATACCTGGTGAAACGCCGCTTCAGCAGAGGCAGCGCCAAGACGCACACCTCAAAGTACTACTTGAGTCTCGCAAGCGCAAAGGGTATGCAGGAGGTGGGGCAATTGTGGGCGGCCTAGGCAGGCTAGCAAAGCACTTGTCTGGTGATACGCCTGCGCGGCGAGGCATTGGCAATATCATCAAGGAAAGAGGCGGTCAATGGCTAAATGAAGTCGACTCTCCTGAGCTGGCCCTACGGGGGAATTTGCGCAATGTTGATGACCCTGAGATGCTTGCAAGCCTTAAGAATGCAGGCGCAACGGATGCTGCTCTTGACATTGCTAGGGCACAAGATAATTGGATTAAGGGGCCACTGACCAAGTATATCAAGCGAGACATGGGTACCATAAATGACCCTGTTAGGCTGCTAGCGGATCAAGGTATTACGCATGCACAGGTGCTACCCGCTTCGCCTATGCGAGCCAGAAGAGCCCGACATGATGCTGGTATGCCAGTAGACTACGCCAGTACGACACAACTAGGTAATGACTGGGAAGACGCGGTTGATACTACGATACGGAGTATCCCCGCTAAGAAGTATCAAGAGTCTGTAGGGCCTGACTGGGAGATTAACAAGTGGTTGGACAGTGCTGATCCAAAGACGAAAGTACACTCTCTTAGTAACAAGCGCACTTTTGCGGCTGACCTCGGTATTGACCACCTGCTTGATGAGATTGGCAACTCTCTAAATCCAGAAAGTGGCCTGCCGGAGCACTTGCAGCTTAAGCCGGACCAGCTGAAGTCCGGAAACTTCTCTGTAGATGCCGCAGTAAGGCATGTAGCTAAAGTAAACCAATGGAGAGCTGAGCAAAAAGCTGCTGCTGACTTGGAGCGTGCCAACAACGCCGCTACCGTACTCCATAAAGACTACCCAGACAAAGGGTTTAAGTGGGTTGAGTTACGGCAGCCAGAAGATGGTAAGCATCTAAACATAGTACCAGCCCCTCGTGGAGGTAAAGGTTATCAACTGTGGCATAATGGAAAATACCAAGCTCAAGCTGATACGGCTGAAGAACTGATCCGTATGTACAAGGATGACCCTAAGTTGAAGAGCTCAATGTTAGCTGACGCCCTCAAGTATGAAGGTGACACTATGGGCCACTGCGTGGGAGGGTATTGTGATGATGTGGCAGAAGGACGCTCACGTATTTACTCATTGCGCGATGCTAAAGGTCAGCCGCATGTGACTATTGAAGTTGCGCCGCCAGACAATGTGCCAGCCTACTATGAAGCTAATGAAGAGCTGCTGGAGTCACCGGAATTCAAAGATGCGTATGATACTCTAAACCGCCAAGGCAGTTTAGAAGACTATGTTCCAGGCATACGTAAACTACTTGGAGAGCGTTTTGTAGAGCCTGAGGCACTAGCGCAGCACCCACGCATTGTCCAAATCAAAGGCAAAGGCAACGCGAAGCCAAAAGATGACTATATCCCATTTGTTCAAGACTTTGTAAAGTCTGGACAGTGGTCTGATGTTGGAGATATTGAAAATGCCAACATGCGCATTGGTGCCAATGGAGTCTATGAGCTTGATACGCCAGAAGGGGCAAAGTTCAGGCAAGAGGCACTTGATGAGCTGCATGCAGATGATGATTATGCTTCCGGTGGCTTAATTAATGTCAATCCAAAGAAACCGCTGACCTTGACAGTAACACCGGATGATGTTTTATACGGAAATGAAGTCGATGAAAATAACGCAGTGCGTGCTGATCAGGCTTACAACGAATCACGCGAACGAATGATGGCTGCGCGTCGTCGTGAGGACGCTCTTGCTGCTCGAAAGCTTGCCGAAGTCGATGCAATTATGAGCGCGCTACCTTCTTCAACGTATGTTCCGCCGCCCGAATTCAGCGCTTCGAGCGCAGACCCAGCGTATAGCTCAATGGAAGACGCAGTAAAGACAATGGGTGACTGGCGTCTAGGTATTGGGCAAGCCATCGCCTCTCCGCTGCTTGTGACTGACGCCGCTGAAGCTGGTTTAGATGCGTTGCGTGGCGTAAAATCGCCTAGCCGCTTCCGTCAAGTTTCGAATGCAATTTCAAAGGCTTTTGGTGGTCCAGAAGAGTCTGCAAATCGCTTGGAAGGCCCTCATGACATGCAAGCGCTTGCTGCAAGTTTGGTAAATCCCGGCAACCTAGTGTCTATGGCCAAGCTGCCGAAAGCTATGATGGCTACACGAGGTATTCCTAGGCTGCTCAAAGGCCACAGTGCCGAAGCAATCACAGCCCCAGCTGCCCAGTTACGGCAAATCAAGGACTACGATGACTTCCACAAGCAGGTGTCCGATTTGTCCCGCGTACAAGATTTGAGAGGCCGTCATTTGCTTGGAAAAGGCGCCTCGATACCTGACTTGACCACAGACTACCTGTACAACTGGGAAAATGGCGGAAAAGTCTATGAAGTACTGCCGGGGCCACGTAATAAGCGTGGTTGGGCGTCCATTGCGCCAACAGAGACTGGAAAACCAGCCTACATATCCGGCATCATGGCTGAAGAGCCCGGTTCCGAGGACTTTGTAAATGGTACTTTCAACGCCTTGCTCAATGAAATTAAAGGACCCGCGCATGCAACTGCAGCTAACGGAGCTTTGGCCAGGTATTACAAGTCAAAAGGCATCAAAGTGGGAGATAACTGGGACATGAATTTTGCCAAAGGCGGTAAAATTGCCCCACTGCCGGCCAAAATGAAGCCTTGTGACTGTAAGCCAAAAGCAATGGCCGCAGGCGGAAGCGTGGACGAAGAAATTCTTAAGCTCCACGGCTACTAAAAGTATGTACTTCCGCGTAAACCGCCGTATAATTAGCTTATTAAGAGGAAATAAGGCCCATGGATCCAATTACTGATCAAGACCTGCCTATCGAAGACCTTATTGAAAACGAGGATGGCAGCGTTGACATCATTGAAGTTGGCGAGGAGTCTACGGAGTCTGATTTCCAAGACAATCTTGCGCTTACTCTGGACGCTACGTTCTTAAAAGGCCTTGCAACTGACCTTCTTGAGGACATTGACCGAGACAAACAAGCGCGAACCAAGCGTGATAAGCAGTATGAAGATGGCTTGCGGCGTACCGGTATGGGCGATGATGCGCCGGGTGGCGCAGAGTTCGAAGGCGCCTCTGATGTAGTACACCCAGTGCTAGCCGAAGCTTGTGTAGAGTTCAATGCACGAGCTATCAAAGAGCTCTTCCCGCCACAGGGTCCGGTAAAAACAGCCACTATTGGGGGCATGACTGATGAACAGTTGGACCGTGCAGAGCGCAAACGCACGTTCCTGAACTGGCAGCTAACCACGCAAATGCAGGAGTATCGCTCAGAACTTGAGCAGCTCCTCACACAGCTACCATTGGGCGGCAGTCAATTCCAAAAGTTCTGGTATGACGCTCGCTTCAATCGGCCGACAAGTGAGTTCGTGCCGATCGACGACATCTTGATCCCGTATGCCGCTACTTCGTTCTATACAGCCCAACGTGTCACGCATGTCCAGCACGTAACCCAGCAAGAATTTGAGAAACGAGTCCGGTCCGGCTTGTACAGGGACGTAGCACTTTCTGCTGTAGGCTCAACGCCCGAGCAGAGTGCCTCGGCGACGGCTAACGACAAGATTGAAGGCAAAGAAGAAGATGCCTACAATGAAGATGGCTTGCGCAATATCTTTGAGGTATATCTGTGGGCTGATGTAGGGGACGAACGGGCCGGTGACGACCCGGCGCCTTATATCATCACTGTGGATGAGTACTCTGAAGAAGTCTTGGCGATCTATCGCAACTGGGCCGCTGATGACCAAACTTTTGAGAAGCTTGACTGGCTGGTTGAGTGGAAGTTCATACCGTGGCGAGGGGCCTATGCCATCGGTTTCCCACAGCTCATAGGCTCTCTTAGTGCTGCCGCCACGGGGTCTTTGCGTGCACTGCTCGATGCTGCCCACATCAACAACTTGCCTGGGCTTATTAAGCTCAAAGGTAATGGCACTAATGGCCAAAACATTCAGGTCAATGCCACTGGTGTAAGTGAGCTCGACGCGCCTGCAGGTGTAGATGACATTCGCAAGTTGCTGATGCCAATGCCTTTCAACCCGCCTTCGCCTATCCTATTCCAGTTGCTGGGTTGGTTGACTGAGGCCGCTAAGGGCGTAGTGCGCACAGCCGAGGATGCGATACAGAATGCCGGTGATCGTACTCCAGTAGGCACCACGCAAGCGATGATCGAGCAAGGCAGCACGATCTACTCTGCTATCCATGCCCGTTTGCATGAAAGCCAAAAACGTGCACTCAAGATTTTGTGCCGCATCAACGCCACGTGGCTTAATGATGAAGAAGAGGTTGAGGACCTTGGCAAGCTGATCATTCGCCGGGATGACTTCAAAGGCTCGCTCGACATCATCCCTGTATCTGACCCAGCTATCTTCTCTGAAGCTCAGCGGTACGCGCAAAATCAGTCGCTGAATCAGATGCAGATGCAGGATGCGCAGGACCCAAGCATCCCGTGGAACAAGATTGCGCTGCGTCGACGTATGCTCAAGCAGATGCGCATTGACAACATTGATGAAGTGTTGCCATTGCCCCCTAAGCCTATTACAGCTGATCCGCTCACTGAGTCAATTGCCATCATAGCCGGCAAGCCAGTGGTAGCTGTACCGCAGCAAGATCACCTAGCGCACTTGAATGCTCACCTGCTCTACCTATCAAATCCGCTAGTCGTTAAGAACCCGCTATTGCAGGGTAATCAGCTGATGCCTATTTTGCTGCATGTACAGCAGCATCTCACATTGCTTGAGCAACAGATGGTACAGGTCATAGCACAAAAAATAGCAGTGGAAAACCCAGCACTACAGGGTGATGCGCTTA